TAAGGCACAAATACGGTTGGCTGAACATTCTCATGCGCACCACCACTACCGTTTGCCTGAACTGTGACACCAGTACCAGCACCGTAAATACCGATACCAGTACCTGAAGCATAAATGCCAATTCCAGTACCAGCGCCATTTATCGTTGCTGTACCAAAATGCTGAGCACCATTGTAATCCGACCATTGCCAACTGGGTCCAAACGCAGCAAGTGCATCGGTACCGTGACTATGTCCCGGATCATAAACGTTGTGTGCATGCCCTGGATCGGAAACACTGTGCGCATGGGTTGGATCATTGATACCATGCCCATGATTCGGCATCTCAGGTATAGTAACGATATGCGTCTCTTCGCCTGTTCGAGCAGCAATTGTAATTGCAACTGATCGTGTCATCCGATTAGCACGTGTACCTCCGGGCATTGCATCCATTCCTACTGGAGCAAGACCACGGACATCGGGTACACGAAAATTGCTTGCGCCTGGATCGCTGGCACCCGCAAATGTACGCCATTGAGCTGCAATATTAGCCGCTGCTTTTGGATATGTAGCAACCGCGTAAACAGCGCCATCTGCCCAAACCCAATGACCATATTGAGCTACATCGGGAAGTGCACTTCCAGGCCAAAGTCTAATTTCACCTGGAATCCAACCTTGTGCTGGACCTGGTGGACCGGTAGGACCCGCTGGACCGATTACAGGACCCGCATCAATCGTTGTTCCATCGTGTTTGGTGAGAATTAGATGACCGTTGACAACTTCGCCATCAATAACAGATTCTCCCTCAATTTCCAACATTCGCTCGGCGGTAAGACCGGTAATTGTAGCCATTTCACCTCCTTAATTTTGCTCGCCGATGTTGGTGGATGAAACCGTATATGTCTCTGGGTCCAAATATGTGGCATCTGCGCCGTCAATCTGAAAAGTAGTGGCATCAAGCATCGTAATATACGTATCAGATTCGTCGATAGCAGCCCAAGTACCATCGCCATAGTCGACAATGAGAAGCGCTCCTCGATATCCGAAATATTCACCGATTTCAGTGATCGGCGGCAAGCTTGGATTACTTGTAGCCGTTCCATAGAGCTTACCTTCGACAATTTGCAAAATTTCTGGCGGTGTATCTCTCGAATCGATCGCAATATGAACTGTTGGTCTCAATTTACTGATTTTCGGCGGCGTTCCAGTCAAGGTCCAGCTGAATTCAACCGGTGAAATATCCGAATCGGTCAAAGAAGCGTAGGTATTCGCTTCCGGTTTGGCAATCACGTTGTAAAGAATGTGAATTTTGTAGCCAAGCTCGGTGCCCACGATGTCATCGCCGACTCGAGTCCGATATGACAAGTTGAAACTCTTTGCCGGTTGATCGTAATACGCCAATCCTGGAGAGACGACGGCAATCCCGTTGACTTGATCGAATTCATCCGGATAAGTGAACGCTTTCAACGTTCCGGCAAAATCATTCGGAGTCAAATTCTCCAGGTATTTCACACCTTCGAGAAAGAACGATTGTAATTCCGAATTGGAAGCTTCTTCGACTTCGAGTAATCCATTCCAAACTGCTACTGTGCCGTCCTGTAAGTAAAGAACTCCGCGATCAACACCGGTCTGATAGATTCGTTCGCCAACCTTGTCCCAAACGAGAGTTGCCACGTCACCTCCTTTCAACCACTAGTGCCTAGTTGCGCCTTGCGTCGAGTGTTGAGTTCGCGATTACGCGCCGCAATCTCAGAGCGACTCATCTTCTGCGGCTTTGCCTGCTTGATGTTGCAGACTCGGATCAAGGTGAACAACCGATTCAAATGCCAGTTCTCACATTCGAACGGGATCTGAAAGGTGATCATCCAGTAATAGATCAGCTCGGCCGTGATCACGTCTCGACTTCTTGGTGCACCTGGAGGCTCGTTGAACCAAGTTGCGGTCATCTTTGCTTCAATGTAATCGTTAATCGCTTCGATGTTCGCTTCCGAGAGCTTGTCAAAAACTTGCTCGGATACATTGGGAGTCAAAGTCATAGCTTTTATATAGCCAAAAATCTCGTCTCGAGTTTTTTCGTCATTACCCAGAAAAGGTTTTCCATAAATTGACTCCCATTTTGACAGTGAGACCAGAGAATGCTCCAGCTCCAAAGTTACGTCGGCTATGGTGATGAATTCTTGTGTCTGTTCATCAAACATTTCGACACCGGGAACAATAATTTTGAGCATTCTCCAGCCTCCTGTCCAAGAAAATCATTATTCCCCGCGATTAAGGCCCAGCAAATAGAGCAATCACTGCATCCGGTGTCGGAAGCGCAGCTGGGGTTGCACCATTACCGTAGAGAAGCGCCTCGAGTGAAGCAAGATCGGCAGCATCCACTACGGTAGAATCGACGACAAGCAAGGAGGTAGGCTTGTGACCTGTAACCGGTACGGGCGTAGTCGTAACATCCCAGCTGAATGAGATTGCCTCGGGTGAATCGTTGATCGTCGCATAGGCTTTCTCCGACGGAGAGGCCTGAGCGCCATAAATCAAATGCAGCTTGTAGCCGTGCTCTGTCCCATCGACGTCGTTACCGACCCGAGTCCTGTAGCTCAGCCCGAACATCTTTCGACCCTGCTGGCCAACAGACACACCCGGCGCAGGAACATCAGTACCATCACACTGAGCAAACTCTTCTGGGTAGGTAAATGCCTCGATCGTTGCGCCAAATTCCTCGGCCGAGATCAGATTCAGGTACTTGATGTTATCGGCATACTGCGCATTAGGCTCGGCACCCGACGGCGATTCGGTAACAGTCGTGAGACCATTCCAAGCGACGCCTGTATTGTATACACCGGCTTGGTCCGGAATATAGAGAACTCCATGATCGACACCGGTCTCATACAATCTTTCGCCAACTTGGTCCCAAGTCAAAGGGGCCATTTGCTTCCTTTCCCTTAGAAGTATACGTTATAAACATCGTGATTTAGATTATCTGCTGTATAAAAACGATTAAACAAACTCATTGGCATTGAAGCCACTTTACTTGGAATTTCACTATCGGGATCTTGATCAATCACCATGATCATGTATCTTCGTGTGTGATTGTACGGTTTATCATTGGCAAATTTGGTTTCTGCCCAATCGCGATGATAAATAATGCAAGGATATTTCAGCTGAATATTAGTCGGTGGTTGAAAATAGACATTTTCTGTAAACGTTTCAAGGAGTTGGTGTAGCTCCAGGCGTTGGCCCATTGTACACCTCCCCCAGTCTAAAGATAAGACGGGGACTCTGCACTTCAACACTTGAAATCGTCCACAAAGCCCCCGCCCACTCGATATAACGAATTGCAAAGAAGTGATTATTGGCATAGGCATCGGCCACGATACTGATCGAGTTTTGCACACTGAGATCTGCATTGAGATTCTCTCCTTCACGGAGATTTCTCGTATTACGGATCACATCACCAGTGTAATTACGCTCGATAATCTCGTCGACCCAGACGCCAGGTGTTTTTTCTATCGTTTCACCATAACCAATCACACCGTAGAACCTCGTCATGAGGTACCTACCTTTTTATTACGGACCGGCCTTCCTGGTAACGACCACTGCCGAGCGAATCTTGGTCAGAGCACCTGAGACACGAGTCTCGTACAGATACTTGTACTGGTTGTAGTCGATGTCGAAGTCGTCGAAGAAGTTGATCTCGCCACCCTTGTCGGCACCGATCGTATAGTCCTTCAGATTGACGACGATGCCGAGCAGATCGGTCTCGGATTCCATTGCTTCGACGATAACGATCGCGGTCACACCGAGCTCAGCGGCAAGCTCTTGCACACCACGGTACATCCGACGCCCTGTCGTATCACGAGAGAGCAACATTGTCGTCAGGAACGGTCGCGTCGTGTAAAGCGTCGGCGAACCCGATCCCTTGTAGACGCCCATGTTCTCGATGAAAGCATCGACGACATCGTTCGGAGTTGCTGCCGTATCTACCTCGACCTTGACCGCGTAGAGATCGTGATCAAGTAGGATCGAGCGAATACCAGCTCCTTCTGCAGCAGCTGCCGGATCCTTGATCTTGTCCGGGCTGGCGACGTCACGACCATCACCGATCAGAACCGCACGCGCGATCTCTTCGTCGAGCATCAGACGCATCTCGGCCTTGAGCCAAGTCACGACGTCGAAATCCGTGATGTCGACGATATCGTCGCGATCCAACTGCTGCTTCTTGTAGACTGTGCTCGGAGTCGTAACACGCTTGGTCAGCCCGAAGAACTCCTCTTTCTTCAGATTCCCTTTCACATAACCCAGAGCGCGAGCTTCCTCGACCGTGATGTCAGCGACGAGGGACTTGATGCGTGAGAACGGTGAGTGCCGAGTGCCATTGATGACACCGGAGACCCACTCGATTCGACGAGAGTCGAAATCGGGAGTATCAGTGATAGAGCGAGCATCCGGGAAAAGAAGCTCGATGTTATCGATGCCATGCCGGAGAGCATATGCTTCGACTGCGTCTTTCAGTGATCCGGTCTTCTGAGCATCAGTAACAATCTCTCGCATCGCATCGTGCGAAAGAACCGGCTTCTTTGTTTCCGTCTTGCCTCCGTTCTGCTCCTCGAAGACATTACGAGTCATGCGCCGTCCTTCCTCTTCATTATTTTCACCGGTGTGAACAAGTTCCGATTCAGAATCTCCCGAAGCAGAGTTTTGCGACTCGCTTTCTGCACCATCGAAGAATCCGTTCTTCTCATCTTCATCGGAATGAGTTGCCTCTTCAAGAGTCTGAGTAGAGCTCTCAAGAGCGGCGCCAATCATATAGTGAACAACTTCTTTCTGCTGATCGGTCATCGAATCATAGACTTCCTGAACAGTCGGACCGTCAGTAGCTCCACTGTCAGTCGTATCCGTTGAATCCGATGACTTACCATCAGCATGATTCAGTTCGAGACCGGTGTAAATAATCGCCTCGTCTTCCAACGTAACCATGTCGCCGTCGGCATGAGCCAAAGTAATGTTGTCGATCAGTGCGCCAGGATTAGCCCCCGACAAAACCAAACTCAACTCACGAATAAACCCATGCAGAACCTGCTTGGACTTCTCGGTCAGTTGATTGGCATAAATCGACAACGACTTGATGTCACCATGCTCTACCAAAGTCCTGGCGTTCTTTGCCGAATCGGTCTCATTGAAGAATCCGTAGGCATAAACACCGTCCTCACGATGCTCAAGAATCGCATGGCCGAGTACATTACTGGGTTCACTATGACCATGCTGCCAGACCAAAGGAACGGTTTCCTTATCCTGATGCTTGAAAGCATCCGGCATGATCGTCCGGCCATCTGAGCATTTAAGACCAGCCTT